GCTTAGGGTCAGCTTGGACATGATGCGCCGTGGTGAGGTGGACCGGGAGACTCTGACAGCTAGGCTCTTGACCCTGAGTGAACGCGACATCAAACGTGAGGCCAAGCAGGCTACCTCAGAGGCTCTCAACCTTGGCAGGGAATCGGTAGCTGAGCAGAATAAGGAACTCATACAAGCTGCTGAGTACAGTGCCATCATGGATGAGGGTAGCTGTGACCCATGCAGAGGTCAGGATGGTACCACATTCGAGTTCGGGTCCGAAGCAATGCGGCTCTCCACTCCCCCATATCGTCACTGTTCAGGGTTCGGGAACCCCAGGTGTAGGTGCGTATTCATCTACACGTTCACCACGGAAGCCGAGGCCAGGGGGTAAGAGACCCAGAGGACGTACCAGACCCAGACCCAGAAGATGTGAGGAGGTTCCCAAGTTGCCACCATCCAGGTCAGCCATAGGTAACGCAATACTAGACCAGGTCAATGCAGACCTAGTGGGTCCCGAGAATGGCCGACGTGCCCACGATTGGGCAATCATAACAGGGAGGAGCTAATGCCACCACCACTCAAGACCAAGGACATCCTGGATGTGGAGATAGCCAAGACAGGGACCTTCAACGCCTCCACTGGTAGGGTCACCTTCACCAGGAAGGACTTCGATGACATGGAGTCAGCCTCTAAGGAACTCACAGGGAAGGTGGACTTTCCTCTCAAGCTGGGTCACAACGATGGCCAGGAGCTAGTCCAGGAGGACGGCCTACCTGCTGCTGGGTGGATTGAGAATGTCCGGCGTGAGGGTTCCCTACTGATGGCAGACTTCATGAGGGTACCACTCCAGATAGCCAACATCATGGAGGCAGGCGGATTCAGGAAGCGGTCAATAGAAGCATTCCGAAACGTGGAGTTTGCGGGTAAGCGGTTCCCGATGGTGCTAACGGGAACAGCCCTGCTGGGGGAGGACCTCCCTGCAGTGGACAGCCTTGATGACATCGAGGCTCTCTACCAAGCAGCCAAGCTAGAACTCCCGGTCCAGGATGCCGAGTCCACCATGGTACTCATGGCAGTAGAGGTGGAAGCTGCCAACCCTGACAGTGAGACCGTGGCCGACATCATCAGGGAACTCAATGCCCTGGTGGGCAGGGCTGAATCACTTATCAAGAATCGCAGGGGAGCACCTCAACTGCGAAGCCTGGTCAAGACAGTGACCGATGAACTCAAGCAGGTAACCAAAACAAGCGAAGGAGACAAGATGGACCTATCAAGGGAAGCAGTTGTCAAGGCCCTGGGTCTGGATGCAGACGTGACCGATGAGGACATGGAAGCTGCCATCAAGGAACTCCAGGAGACTCAGGCCAAGAAGAAACAGGACCAGGAGGAAGCTGACAAGAAGGCCAGGGCAGAGGCTAGTGCCAATGACCCGGCCCTCAAGGAACTGCAGGAGCAGAATGCTAAGCAGGCTGCTGAAATCCTCAGCCTGCAGAACGACAAGGCCAAAGAGGAAGCCACTGAGGCTGCAGACGCGGCTATCAAGGCTGGCCGATTTGTGCCTGGTACGCGGGACCAGCTAATCCAGTTGGCTCTCACCAACGGTGAGGAGTTCAAGAAGCTGGTCGATAACACCCCAGCCCATGCCATCCTGGCTACCGGAGTGGTGATAGGTGGGGATGGGGATGACGCTCCAGACCTGAGCCGGTTCGAGCCAGGTGAGGACCAGATGATATTCCTGTCCCAGACCGGAGTCAGTCGGGAGGAGTTCATCCTGGAGCGCATCCAAGAGGAAGGTGCCGACGTAGCCCAGCCTGTACTGGCCAAGCTACATGAGGCAGTCAAGGTGAGCAAGGGCAGCTAAACCGCTAACCAAGGAACACAACAGACCTGTGAAGGTGTAGTAGCAGGCATCTATTAGGAGAAACCAATATGAGAAAACTAGGGCAGGTGCACAAGTCCAACATGCAGGTCCTGCCTGCAATCAAACGGCTAATCACGATTTCCTCACTGGCAATGGTGGGAGGCCTATCCACAGCAGCTATCCTGGCAGCAGACCGGAACACAATATCTAAGGCAGGGGAGCTACAGTCATATCCCTGCGCTGCAGACATCATCTACAAGGGAGGTCTGGTCTGCATCAATGCCACTGGCTATGCTGCACCGGCGGCTGATACGTCGGGGTACTCTGACGTGGTCGGGGTTGCCACCGAGAACGTGGACAACTCAGGTGGCTCAGCCGGTGACCTCAGTGTCAGGGTCCAGTCTGGTAGACGGTACAGCTTTGTTGCCACAGCCATTGTCCAGGCCGACGTTGGCAGGACCATGTATGTGGTAGATGACCAGACTATGGACCAGCTACCTGGGGTCAACTCCATCGTGGCCGGGGTCCTGACTGAGTTCGTTAGTGCAACAGAGGGATTCATCCACGTACCAACTCCAGGTAGCAGCTTCCCTGTCGGTGTGGGTGCCGCAGTGACCCAGGTGACTAGCAGGGCTACTGGGGTCACCATCAATGCCCTCATGGGCACAATCACCACAGACGATACCTCCCTGGCCGCTGAGGGTTCGGCTGACTTCATCGTGACCAACAACATGGTCAACATCGGTGACGTGGTTATCCTGAGCATTCGGTCTGGGGAGAACAGCGGAGGGACCGTACTGTCGGTCCAAGACGTAGCCGCTGGGTCCTTCGCCATCCGGGTCCACAACGGCAACGTGGCTTCGGGTACGGCGGAGACCGGCGCTATCGTGATCAACTTCCGCATCCTCAAGGCTACCAACGCATAACCCAAGCAACCCATAACCAAATCTAAACTTAACTCCCCTTACCGTGAAGATGCAGTAACGGGACAACTACCGGGGATGGAGAAGGAGCTAATACATCATGGCGGTAGTTACATCAGACTTCCTGGCAGGAGTCAGGACCAATTTCAGAGCACTGTACTCACGCGAGTTCGCAGCGGCTCAAGGTCTCCAGGGCTGGCAGGCAATGGCCCTGAGGATGGACAGCGATGGTGAACTCAATACCTACAACTGGTTCGACACGGTCCCCATCATGGTGGATGTGACCCATGGGACCGTGGAACTCCAGGGACTCAGGCCAGACAACTTCTCCCTCACCAACAGGGAGTATCAAGCAGCCATTGAGGTAGAACGTGCTGCTCTCGAACGGGACCAGTTGGGTCTCATAGTCCCGAGGATTCAGCAACTCGGCCAGGAAGCTGCACGGCACCCTGGTCAGTTGATATTCCAGCACGTGCTGAACAACAACAACGCATTCGATGGCTCGGCGTTCTTCGGTGACACACGTGTTATCGGAGGCTCCGCCAACATCGACAACAGCCTAGCGGGCACCGGTACCTCAGTGGCTCAGATTCAGACTGACCTGGGGTCGGCTGTGGCTGCAATGCGGGTATTTGAGGATGACAAGGGCAGGCCAATGAACCTCAGGGGGAATGTCATCATGATTCCGCCTGAACTGGAGCAACTCATGTGGCAGGCTCTGAACCGGTCTGCTGGGGATGGGGTTAACGCCCCTGTCCAGCCGGTTAGTGACAACGGTCTATGGCAGGCGAGTGGCTACAACGTGGCCGTGAACCCTTACCTGACCGATGCCAATGACTGGTTCCTGTTCCATGTCGGGGCAGGGATGATGAAGCCGTTCATCTGGCAGGTGGAGAAAACCCCTGTTCTGGAGTCCGATACGAACCCCAATGACAGGGCCACCATCCTGGCCAGGACGTTTGTCTACTCGGTCTACGGTAGGTATGTGACTGGGATGACTGACCCACGGCTGGGTGTCAGGACCACCAACTCCTAGGTCCTAACACATAAATTCCTAACCTCCTCTTAGGGGGTCCTCCAGGATAGGAGTTGGGCAACCTGTCCTGGGGGGCCTCCACTAGAGGTCAAAGGAGGACCATCAATGGCCTACACCACCACAGACCTGACCAATGACATCTTAGGACCTCACCAGGCTACGGCCACCACTGTCCCTACGGTGACTGAACTGGGTACCATTATCGACGGCGTAGCCAGCCATATTGATAGCATCCTCCTGGGTGCCGGTGTCGCTACGGTCCCAGTCACAGGGAGCCATAACTCCACATTCTTTACCACCCTGGCCGAGGTCAATAAGTGGGGTGCTGCAGCCGAGTTCCTGAACGCCATGTTCCCTGAGGCCGATGGACCTGGTGCCAGTGGGGCAGGAGGTAGGTGGCAAAAGAAGTACGATGATGAAATCAAGGCCTGGCGTGATGGCAAGTCCATACCAGCGGGTCTCCTGGGTGGCAGCAACGATGTCAGCCCGTCCACGTACTTCACCAGGAACCCGGACACTGAGGAGACCCTGGGTGACCTGGCACAGGACGCTGACAGGACCAGGATGGGAGATACGTTCTAATGGTCAGCTTTCAATTCGAGGTCCAAGGTGAGGAGCAGGTCTCTAGGATGCTCTCTAGGACCACAGAGAAGCTGGAGGACCTAGGACCCTTCTGGGATGCAGCCGGTGACATGCTCATCACCACCATGGAGGCACAGTTCTCATCCGAGGGAGGCCGGACTGGTGGGTGGGCACCGTTGTCCTCCAGGTACGCTGTGGACAAGGCTAGGAAGTATGGGTCCCAGCCTATCCTGGTAGCTAGTGGTGGGATGAGGCAGTCCCTGGTGGGTGGTCCAGGCAACATCTCCAGGCAGGAGCAAGGTGGCCTGTTATTCGGTACCGAGGTCAAGTTCGCCAGGTACCATCAGTCCGGTACCTCCAGGATGCCACAGAGGAGAATCCTGGACCTTACTGACCAGGACCGGAGAAGCATTATGAAGCTGCTACAACGTCATCTGTTTGGAGCGAAGCTATGAACCTGAGCCTGAGTTTCTCCATCAGGGGTGCGGGGTTCCTGGTGGAGTTCAGGATGGACAGGACTGAGATAGTCGTACTGGTGAGGGTTGGTAGATAATGGTCTACGGATTTGCAGAGGACCTGGTCAACGAGGTCATAGCTTACCTCAACACCAATATGCCAGCCAAACAGGATGTCATAGATGCTGCCATAGGTGACGGCATCGCCATGGCTGACGTGGTGGACTACATCAGACGTGACCCAAGTGACATCAGATCCCTGACCAACATCCCATCCTGTTACGTGATAGTACCCAGGACCAACCTACTCAACTGGAAGGAAGCGTCAGCCCACCAGGTACAGGACCTCTGGATATACCTGGTAGCTAGGGACCCAGACCCAGAGACCCTAAGGAAGCTCATCTACCGGTATGCCAGGGCACTCTGGGAGACGCTGGTGGACCACTACTTTGACACAGCCACCTGGAAGATAGCAGGAGGAGTACAACCATCCTTTGACTTCTCCGAGACCATCACCAGGAACAATATGTCAATGGCTGATGTCAAGATTGAGCTAGTCTACGAGAAGCTAGAGACCGAGTAGACCGAGTAAGACTGAGAATAGGAGAACCTGGATATGGCTGTACGAATACTCAAGGACTTCGGGTACCCTAAGGACCCAGGAGTCAGGGACAAAATCAGAGCCTTCCATCGGCTTAGGGCTAACGATGGGAAAGCCTGGCCTGGAGACCGGGGTGAGTACGATGAGGTCAAGACTGGCCA